CAACAATAGTATAAAAAGGTTGACAACATGGCACAAAGAAAGTAAAATAGGCACATAGTAGTAGAAAGTTTACTACACACATGGCATACATATAAGGAGAAACATTATGGCATCTTTGGCAGAAATACGAGCAAAGCTCGCGGCAATGGAAAACAAAACTTCCGGAAGCCAATCTCAATCAAGTGGCGACAACGCCATTTACCCTCACTGGAATATCGATGAAGGCACCTCAGCAACACTGAGATTCTTGCCTGACGCAGATCCAAATAACACTTTTTTCTGGGTAGAAAGACAAATGATTCGTTTGACTTTCCCTGGTGTAAAAGGTGGTGATATGAAACCAGTAACAGTACAAGTACCTTGTGCAGAAATGTATGGCGACACTTGTCCAGTACTAACTGAGGTTCGTCCTTGGTTTAAAGATCCTTCATTAGAAGATTTAGGTCGAAAGTATTGGAAAAAGAGAAGTTATATTTTCCAAGGTTTTGTAACTGAAAATCCTTTGAATGAGGAATCACCAGAAAATCCAATTAGACGTTTTGTGATTTCACCTCAAATCTTTAACATCATTAAATCAGCACTTATGGACCCAGATATGGAAAATATTCCAACTGATTATATGAATGGTACAGATTTCCGTGTAACTAAAACAACTAAAGGTCAATACGCAGACTACAGCACATCTAAGTGGGCTCGAAAAGAAAGAGCATTGGATGAAACTGAACTTGCGGCAATTGATAAAAATGGATTGTTTACACTTTCTGACTTCTTACCTAAACAACCTAATGCAGAAGAACTACAAGCAATCGCTGAAATGTTCCAAGCATCAGTTGACGGTGAGTTGTATGATCCTGCTAAATGGGGTAATTACTACAAACCATATGGTGTAGAAGTACCTAGTTCAGCACCAAGTGTACAAGCAACTACACCGAGCGTACAGGCAGAAACACAGGCCCCTCTGGCTGAAGCAGTTGCACCATCTTCAACTGCAACAGAAACTGAGGCACCAGTTTCACCAGCACCTGTAGAAGAACAGTTAAAAGGCGATAGTAAACCAAGTGCGGATGACATCTTAAATATGATCCGAAACAGATCGTAAGGAGAAGTCATGCAAAAACCATTTGATTTAAATAAATTTAGAACTGGTCTGACTAAAAGTATTAGCGGTATTAGTGCTGGCTTCCATGATCCAAAAGATTGGGTCAGCACTGGTAACAAAACACTAAACTATCTAATTAGCGGTGACTTTGAAAAAGGTATCCCATTAGGTAAAGTTAGTGTGTTTGCTGGAGAGTCCGGATCAGGTAAATCATTTATCTGTTCAGGTAACTTGGTTAGAAATGCACAACAAGCAGGATGTCAAGTAGTTATATTTGACAGTGAAAATGCGTTAGACGAAGAGTGGCTTCAAGCACTTGACGTTGACACAAACCCTGAGAAGTTGTTGCGTATCAGTGTTAGTATGATTGATGATGTTGCTAAAACAATTAGTACATTTATCAGCGATTACAAAACAAATTACGGCGACTTACCATACGAAGAACAACCTAAAATGTTGTTTGTTATCGACAGTTTAGGTATGTTGTTATCACCAACTGACGTAGATCAGTTTAACAAAGGTGACCTCAAAGGTGATTTAGGTCGTAAACCTAAAGCACTAACAGCATTGGTGAGAAACACTGTAAACCAACTAGCACCACATCCAGTAGGATTAGTAGCAACTAATCACACTTATGCATCACAAGACATGTTTGATCCAGATGACAAAATCTCGGGCGGACAAGGCTTTATCTATGCATCAAGTATTGTGGTAGCAATGAAAAAGCTCAAGCTCAAAGAAGACGAGGATGGTAACAAGACATCAACTGTACAAGGTATTCGTGCCGCATGTAAAGTGATGAAAACACGTTACAGCAAACCTTTTGAGAGTGTACAGGTGAAAATTCCTTACGAAACAGGCATGGATCCATATAGTGGATTATTAGAAATGTTTGAATCTAGGGGCATTTTAGAGAAAGTTGGTAATAAACTTTCTTATGTATCACCTGTTACAGGCGAAGAAATAAAAGAGTTCAGAAAAGGCTGGACAGGAGAAAAACTTCAGATAATTATAGATGAGTGGGCAGAACGTACTAATATCAATAATGATGATGTTGTAGATATTGACGGAATTGCCGACTTTGAAGAAAGTGAGGTAATGGAAAATGAATCCTGATATTACTCTTTTAGTTGAACTGTGGGAAGGTATGAAAACATACATTCCTACCAAGGACAGAATACAAGCGGCCGAACATATTGTAGGTTTACTAGATGAACGTCTAGATTTAGGCGAGTTAGAAGATTATCTAGAAATGTTTGATTCTGTGATGAAAAATGCAATCAAAGGTTATTATGGTTTTGACGATGATACCGATGAAGAAGATGACTGGGAATAAGCATGGCTGGTTGGTATAATTCTGTAGTAGACGATTTAGGAAAGATTGTAGATTCAATTGAGTACTATGAAAATGAATTACAAGAAGCCAAGTATGAATGCAGTATAAAGGGTAGCCTGGAGAAATCCAGTGCCGCCCTACCCGGCATTACTGAACATAGATTTAATCAATTACAAGAAATTGAAGCAATCCTTGAACATTTAAACATAGAACTTCGCAAAGAACGTTCTAAAACATTTCGTAAGTATTTAGAAAACTACAATAGAACATTAAGCAGTAGAGATGCCGAAAAGTTTGTTGACAGTGAAGATAGTGTTATTACACTAACGCACCTATGCAACCAATACGCCCTTTTAAGAAACAAATATCTTGGTATTATGAAAGGCTTAGATACAAAACAGTGGCAAATTGGTCATATCACAAGGTTGCGTACAGCAGGCATGGAAGATATTGTGATTTCGTAATGTTATGATAAATGTGTTCTGGTCCGGGCGTATTGCCAACCGTGATAAAATAATCCAAACATGTGAACAATACTTATACGATAATTGTCCAAACGTAGAACACAATGTTGATGTAGTAGTAGATATTGTAACTGAAATAGATGACCAGTTGGCAGGTTATTGTGTAGGGGATCACGAACACATAGAAATTAAACTTGCTAGAAGATCTGAAAATCAATATTATACTAGGGAAGAATTGCTAATAACTTTGACGCATGAACTAGTACATGCAAAACAATTCATCCAAGGTCAAATTCCTAACAAGATAAAACATATACCTTATAAAAATCAAATTTGGGAATCTGAAGCATACAGTTTAGAAAAACCTATTTACCAAAAATATTTTAAACAATTTTCTTGACAATATCACAATTATTGTATATAATATACTTTTAATTTGTAGGATATCTAATGGCAACACATGCAATGATTGACATCGAAACATTAGGCACAGAACCTGATTGTGTTGTGCTGAGTGTTGGGGCATGTAAGTTCAACCCATACAGTAATGCAGAACCACATACTAGAAAGTTGTGGCGACCTAGTGCTGATACACAAATTGAATCAGGTCGAAGTGTGTTAGATAGCACACTTGAATGGTGGTCTAAACTACCACAACATATCCAAGAAGAAGCATTCAGTGAAGATAACAGAATGCCATTAGAGCAATTTTTTAAAGAATTAAACAAATACTTAGTAGGCTGTGATAAAATATGGTGTCAAGGCCCTCAGTTTGATATGGTTATTTTAGAGAACTTATACAAGCAATTTGATCATCATAGAAACTGGGCGTTTTGGCAAGTTCAAGACTGTAGAACTATTTTTAACATGATGCCTGCAGATCCACGCAAAGCAATTCAGCAAGATTTACATGATGCAAGTGCAGATGCATTTTTTCAAGCAGTTTGTGTCCAGCAAACCTTTGCACATTTTAATGTTTTAGAGAGATAAAATTACCAAAAAAACTGGTAATTTACAGAATCTTGTTTAAAAACAAGCACTTACACCCATAAAAAAATACCAGAAAAAGTGGCAAAAAAGGTTGACCTTTGAGCAAAAATCAGTATAATAGTATATATTAGTTAAACAAAGGGGACTTAAATGATGACTAACTTCGTAAAAATTAAGCAAGGTACATACCGTAAAAACACTGTAGAGGATATGGTGTTTCCAGTGGTAAAGCCTTTAAATATTGGTAAGAAAGGTGCGTTCATTACTGTTGATGGTACTGAAGTACTTGGTGACCAATTTGGTAAGATTCGTGTACTTATAGATAATCCTACTCAGGATATTGAGTACGTTACTCCTGCTGTATATGCAGACCAACCGAAAATAGATAATACGCCTGTTGAACAAGAATCAGACGAAGAAGCAATTGAACGTATTGCAGAACGTTTTGATATTCTTGATCGCATGACCCATGCTGTAGCAGAAGGCACTGTTCGAGGTATGATTGTTTCAGGGCCTCCGGGTGTTGGTAAATCTTTTGGTGTAGAAACTGTACTTGAAGACTACGACATGCTTACTGAAGTAGCAGGCAAACCTGCTAGGACTGAAATTGTAAAAGGTTCCATGACACCAATTGGACTTTACCAAACACTTTTTAATAACAGTGATGCTGGTAACGTTCTAGTATTCGACGACTGTGACAGCATCTTGTTTGATGAAGTATGTTTGAACATGCTTAAGGCTGTTTTGGACTCAGGTAAAAAACGAACCATTTCATGGAAATCAGAATCCAGTGCATTGCGTAGGGAAGGTATTCCTGATAGGTTTGACTTCAAAGGTGGTTGTATCTTTATCACTAACGTGAACTTCGAAAATGTTAAAAGTAAAAAGATCAAAGATCACCTTAGTGCATTGATGTCACGTTGTCACTATCTTGATCTTACTATGGATAGTAATCGAGACAAGTTTATTCGTATCAAGCAAATTGTACGAGATGGTATGTTAGAAGATTACAAATTTGGTCCTGAAGGTGACAAGGAAGTAATCAACTTTATGGTTGACAACGCAGATAAACTTCGTGAAATATCATTGCGTATGGTTCTCAAGATTTCCGATCTCAAACAGATGGATCCTAATAACTGGGAAAGTTTAGCCAGAACTACTTGTATGAAGGGTTCTATCTAAATAAGTATATTTGCTAACGGTTCCCCCGGTGCTCAAACGTTAGTCATCCCCTTAGTAGAGCACCAGAAGCCCGGATCCCCTCCGGGCTTCACTTTATGTAAAAGTTTTTCTTGACTTTTTAGTGTAATAGTGTATAATTATACTTTAATATTATCTTGGAGAAATATGAATAAGTTCAATAAAAACTTTCACTTAAACATGTCGCCAATGTATGCAGTATTTTTCTTCATGCTGTTTATGTTATGGGCGAGTGAGACAAAAGCAAATGATGTAGAAGAAGTAATAGTAGTAGCACAACAAGAAAACACAATCAAAACAGATCCTGTTACAAGCAGTAGTTTAATGAGTGCTATTATGCCGGCTTTTACATGGAACGCAGGAGGCTATGGAGGCTTTATAGGATATAACGAACGTGGTGCTCAGACATCACACACATCAGTTATAGTAAACGGTATTCCAGCAAATGATCCTGGGGCAGGTTGGTATGACTTTGGTCATGACTTTGTCAATGGACAAACAGTAAAGGTTGTTAGCGGTGCTAACGGTGTGCTGTACGGCTCAGGGAGTATTGCAGGAACAATACTAATACAAGATACTATAGAACGCGGCATTACACTTAGAGTAGAAGACGGAGTAAACTATGCTAGAGTGGCTCCTATTGATCAATTAGAGTTTAGTGTGGTTAGTGATAGTATGGGTAGTGTTCGTAGTGATAACAACGAAGAGGACAATTACGAAAACAAAACTGCTAGGTTTAACGTTGACGCAGGAAAGTTTAACATTGTAGGTAAGTTTACCGAATACGACTACGACTACGACAACTGTTTTGATGATCAATTTCAATCAACTAATAACTGCTTGCAATCCGGAGTACGATATAATATTGCCACAAGAAGTGATAATATTACTATAGGAAGAAACTATGTTGAGTCTGATTATTTTTCAGACACTGTGCTAAACTACACAAATAAAAGTTACACAGACTTTGTTAGGTTTAGTAATGAAAAAATATTAAGTGATAAAGTTTATATATTTTATGGCGTTGATGCAGACCAACGGTCATACGAAACACAACACTTTAGTCACAATGATGAGAACTATGGTGCATTTTTTACAGCAAATGTTCGTATGTTAGTGGATTTAAACATTGGTATAAGGCAAGGTAATGATAATCAGAATGCTGTAAGAGTTGGTGCCGAATTAGGTAACTGGTTTTTTAATGTCGGAAATAGTTTTAGAAAACCTACATTGTATGAAAAATTTGGCGATGAATTTGTAGATGGTAATAAAGCATTAGCATCAGAAGAAGGTATCGGATACGAATTAGGGTTTGGTGTGTTAAGTGCATTTAAATTCGACTTCAAAGAAACAATCGAATATGTTGATGGATTTTATATAGGAGAACTTTGGGTACCACCTACATACCAAAACACAGGTTCGTATACAACTGAGGGTATTAGATTTGCAAATGTATTTGGTCCATTTGCTGTAAATTTAAAGTATACAAAATCTGACCAACCAAGAGTACCTAAATATATGGGAATGTTATCATGGCAGGATAACTTCTTTAACACAAACTTTAGGATCAAATATGCTTTTAGTTTGGACAGAAAGCCTAGTGCGTTCGATATTATACCTCAAGATAAATTATTTTTAGATGATTTACACAAGGTAAATTTTTATATAACTAAAAAACTAAACAACGGTATTACACTCGGCTTTAAAGCAGAAAATATAACCAACGAGCAAGTTGAAGTATTACCTTTTTATCCAGTAGAAGGTCGAGAAATGTATTTAACATTAGACTATAAATGGTGATTGTAACGTGCCTAAATGTACATTAGAAATCAGAGATGAAGTAAACGTAAAGTTTGTTGGTTTAGACCCGGCAACTAGGCGTAAATTATCTGATGCAGTAAAGTTTTTCTTACCCTATGCATACCATATGCCTGCATACAAACTAGGTCGTTGGGACGGTTGTGTAAGATTTTGTGACGTTGGTGGCCGCACATACTTAAATCTACTTGATAAACTTTTACCTATTGTACAAAAAGAAGGATACGAAATTGAAGTAAATGATAACAGACAATCATGGAACTTTAGTTTCACACCAATTGATCAAACACATTATGAAAATGTTGCTTGGCCTAAAGGTCATCCTGCAGAAGGAGAACCTATCATACTTAGAGATTATCAAGTTGATGTTATAAACAGTTTTCTAAATAATCCTCAAAGTTTACAGGAAGTAGCAACAGGTGCCGGCAAAACTCTTATCACTGCCGCACTAAGCGACATGTGCGAACAATATGGTCGTACTATCGTTATTGTACCAAACAAAGACCTAGTAGTACAAACAGAAAAAGATTACAAGAACTTAGGACTTGATGTTGGTGTATTGTTCGGTGACAGAAAAGAATATGACAAAACACACACTATTTGTACATGGCAAAGTCTAAGTGTTTTAGAAAAGAAAACTAAAGCAAATGAAGCACCAATTGACTTAGATGTATTTTTAGATAATGTTGTGTGCATCATGGTTGACGAAGTACACAAAGCCAAAGCAGATGTATTGCGTAATTTACTTAGTGGTCCTTTTGCAAATGTACCAATTCGTTGGGGGCTAACAGGAACTATTCCAAAAGATGAGCATGAAGCAGTAGGTTGTGTATGTTGTATTGGTCCTGTAACTGGAAATTTAAGCAGTAAAGAATTACAGGACAAAGGAGTTTTAGCAGATCTAGATATAAACATTTTTCAGTTACAAGATGGTGTTCTTGGATTTAATAATTATGCCCAAGAGCTCAAATGGCTTGTAACTGATCCAGATAGAATGAAACATATTTCTGATGTTATTAAAGGACTTAGTGGATCAGGTAATACTCTTGTGTTGATTGATAGATTAGCAACAGGAGAAATCCTTAACAAATTAAATCCAGATTGGGTATTTATCAGTGGTGACATGAAGGTTTCTGATAGGCAAAAAGAATATGCCGAAGTATCCGAAATGAATAATAAAGTTATTGTTGCAACTTACGGAGTTGCCGCAGTAGGGATCAATATCCCAAGAATATTTAATTTGGTTCTTATAGAACCGGGTAAAAGTTTTGTAAGAGTTATTCAAAGTATCGGTAGAGGAATCCGTAAAGCGGAGGACAAAGATTACTTACATGTGGTTGACATTACCAGTAATTTAAAGTATAGTAAACGACACTTAACTAAAAGAAAGGCCTTTTATAAAGAACAAAATTTTAGATTCCAAGTGTCAAAAGTGGAGTATAAATGAAAATTTTAACAGTTGATAATACAGTATATGAAATAGATACAGTACCTGACGAAATAGATGATATCCGTTTTTCAGTGTTTGATACAACAGATCCAGAATGGATGGATTATTACTTCTTACCTTTAATATTTTTAGAAAGTTTTTATGCACCTGCTATTTGCTTACAGATAGGAGAGCATAATATTCAAGTGCCAATGGATTGGAGCATTGCAATAACAGACGAAGATCTTACAGGTATAGAAGTTATTCCTCTTACAAGTCTTAACAATAGAGGATTTTTAACTGTAACACTTAATCCATTATCAAACGGATTATTACAGGCAGAGGAAATACAAATCACAAACATCTTTCAGGATGTTAAATGGTTTTTTCCTAAATTGAAAAACGGTCATATGTTGGTAGCACCATTGGAAAGCAAACCTAATCCTAGGTGTGCATTATTTGTGAAAGAAGCAAATAAAATTCCTGCAGATATACCAATTGGACATTTATTAGACTAAACGAGGAGGTTATTATGAGTTTAGATAAAGATATAGAAAAAATGACAGACAAATTAAAAGGTGTCAAAAGACGTTATCGTATAGAAGGCGGTAACTATGGTGGTGAAACCACAGTTGGTACAGTGAGCGAAGACTTTGTCGAACATTGTGCTGGCATGGACCAAGATGAATTGGTTGAGTATGTGCTAAGTTGCGATGAATGGAATGAGGAAGAACGTGATGATTCTCTCCCAGGATTAGAAGCAACAGCATGGCATGAAACTGATAACTTCGAACATCTAAATCATTGTTACAGTGACAGTGAATGGACAGTGTACGAAGTTCCTGCAGATGGCAGTGATGATGGTTCTTGGGACAATGTAGTTT